ACGTTGGGGTGTCAAGTTGCGTAGGCTTCTGTCCTGCCTGTGCAAGCTGTGCTTTGAATTGCTGTGCGGGTGCTGTTCCGCTACCGACCATATTGGGCTTTCCTTCTACGGGCATCTTTGCGCTTTGCATTTGCTGTTCCTGCGGAGGCACTTGTCCCCACACTGCCATAGCCTTTGGGTTTGCGTATACACCATTTCTTATAGGATCAATAGCCTGTGCTTTCTTTCCCCAAAGCTTCTCGGCCGTCTTACGTAGATAGTCTACGTCAAGGGTCTGACTCAGCTTACGAAAACTCTTTCCTTGATTGACCAGATGGCCGGCCGGGTACGTCAGACCTGGCTTTGGCTGTGCTGCTTGTGCAACGGCAGGAGTTTGGGTAGGTTGTTGTGGTGCAGCCATCGGTGCAGCAGTTGGGCGTGTACCATATGCGTAGCCGCCACCTGCTGGCGATGTACCCAAATTTTTCGGAGTAAACGATTGGCCAGGACTCCACGGAGTATTACCTTGGAATACGCCTGTAGTTCGCTGTGCCGGCGCTGCTTGTGCCGTAGGTACTGCAGCTGGCGTTGGAGCAACAACTGGAGCTGGCGTCTTTGCCACGGCTGGTGCAGGTATGGCTGTAGGCGACAAAGATTTTGCTGCAACAGCAGTTGGAGCAGTCATACCCCCTCGTGGATTAGTTGGGTTAATTGGAGCTGGCGCTGCTTTGCCGGGTACTGCGGGAGCCTGACGTTGAACATTAGAATACATTCCACGTTCCAGCTGAGATGCCTTCCCTGCTTGAACGTTACGCCGAATACCTCTTAAATCAGCTGAACTGGTTCCTGCAGCTGTTGATCCCGCTGCTTGTGAAAAGCCTGCTCCAGGCATAGGTTGGTTATAAACGGCTGCTTGAGAACGCATCGAACCGAGTGGATTCATTCTTTGAAATCCACGGCCTAAAGCTCGGCCAGGAGCTGTCCATGCACTTCCTGCATTAGCTAAAGCACCTCGATTTGAACCAACGGGTGTCGTCCAACCTGGAGATGGTGTTATAGAAAACTGTGCAACTTTCAGCATCTCTTCCGGGTCTACTCCACGCTCAACGCATTCCTTAATGAAGCCTTCCTGGAAAGAAAGATCAGTATTGCTCAACGTCTCAAAGTATTCTTTCATCTCTGCACCTTTCTGCATTCCTGCTTTCCAAGTCCTGCATACCATGCTGGCAAACGCTTTAGAGTTGTACCGGCGGCAATTGTTGGCCAACCGATAGAAGTACTTACACGTACCACAGTTCTTACCGGGTTCGTCTGCTTTCCTATATGATGGTGGCTGAGGCATTATTCCCCCATTTCACCAATACCTGCTTGTAGTCCAGCGCCGGCTCCAGCGGTACCTACACCAACACCTCCAGCATAGATAGGATGCTGCTTTATCCATTGGATCAGTGGGGACATATTTTCTCTGACTCCGTGGGCTGCTGATCCAACAGCTTGTCCGACAGGACTCTGAAGCATTTGGTCATATTTGTGTCCAGCTCCGTATGCTACATCCGGTAAATCTTTTGGTCGGAAAGGACCTTGTTTTCCCCAAGTATCTTTACCCCAAAGTTTGTTATAATCCCTGCCTGCTCGAAACTGATGTTTCAAACCACCAAAATATTTTCCCACCTGTCGGCCCGCATTAATCAATTTGTCAACGAGTGCCTGCTTGATCTGTCCCGCATCCATACCTGCTTCAGCACACTTCTGGATGAAACCTTGCAGGTAAAAAGAGTTGGCTGAACTCTTCTTGATTTTAACTTCGCCCTTAACCTTCGACAACGCAGCTTCCAACTGTGCTAACTTGATCATGGTATCTCCTTACGTTCCATAGGGCCCTGCGGCCATTCCAATTGATTTACGTGCAATAGAATTTGCAGGAGTTTGACTCTCCGGCTTTCTGTCCTTGAGAAGCCTGTCTCTCTTCAGTTTCTCGATGTGGTCGGCAATCTTGGGCATCTTGACTTGGGGATATATTTCAGGCAACTGCTTCTTCAACAGCTCGGGCTTCATAGCTTCCTGTGTGGCATTCGAAATACCTCCGGCTGCCAACAACGACGAATTTCCACTTATCTGCTGCTGTGCCGGATCTCCGATCGGCGCCAGGGCTCCGTACTTGGCCAGGAGTTTACGTGGATCGACGCCCATTCCACCACACCGATGGTTGAATCCCTGCATATAAGCTTCCTCGTTTGTCATGTTCGGTAGCATAACTACGCCCTTTTATCTTTACTAGTCAACAGAAATATACTACTCTTTTAACGGTAACTTGATACATAGTATGCACAAACATCTTTCAAATAGCAAGTCTACAAATATGACCACGAAAACCAAACCACGAGTTAAATACGTAAAAATATGCCTGAAGTGTGGATCTGAATTTATCGGTAGAAAACATTCCAAATACTGTTCTTTTAGTTGTTGGAAACAACCTCGTAAGCCAAAGGCATGCCTGCGTTGTGGAAAGATTTTCATTGGACGACTTCCAACTTCCAAGTTCTGTTCTAGAGCCTGCGCCTGCAAACCTAAAAAACCCATAAAAATATGGATTTGCATTCAATGTCAAAAATCGTTTGTAAATCGAAGCCACAAACCAACTAGACAATTTTGCTCTAGGCGTTGTGCAGATCAGTATCGCTGGGCGCACGAACCCCCAAAACCAATTCGTCCTTCCGATGTCATGCCTAGAAGTAAAATGCTTAAATGCGAACGCTGTGGATTCAATAAATATCCGGAAATATTGAAACGCCACCACAAAGATCATAACCACGCAAACAGTGATCCAAACAACATCGAAGTAGTATGTCCCAACTGTCATGATATTGAACACCTATTGGCCAAAGATGGTACGTTTACCTATCTTAATTTCCAAACGTCCGATAACCCGGGTATTGATCAGGCGGCTTGTTCAACTGGTTATTTATCACCGTACCCAAACCGAATCCTCCAATTGCCGATAGAACCTGTCCAACAGGCCCCATGCCAAAATACTTTGAAATTAGCCACCCAATCGTGCCCCCAAGACCCTTAATCATAAGGGCCGACAAAGGAGTACTTTCGTTGGCGTATCCGGTCATGGCCTTGATCTGGTTTACTAGTTCGCCTTTGTCCATAGGCTCCAACCCAGCATCAGCCCTAATGGCCATGTACAAATCCGTAAGCGTACGGCTTCCAATCGCCGGGTTATACATCAGCGAAGAGTAGTCTTGGGAGCGCTTTCGAAAGATCTCAGGCATTTCCATTTCCGGCATTTGTATTGGACGCCTACCCCAACGGTTTGAAGCAAGGGCCTGAGTCATAGCACCAGGCACAGAAGACATTTGCTGCGTCGGCGATCCTTCAGCCAAAGATCCACCAACTGCTAATGGCACGGAACCCCAACCCGCAGCTGTGCGCTGCCCCTTGGTTAACAGATTCTTCATGCCTTCGCCGGCTTGTTCCATTCCACTTATGGCTCCTTCGCCTACACGTGGACCAAATACTCGGCCCATGCGCTCCGCTAATCCAAATGCTGGTTTTGCTGCTTTGCCTGCTGCAGCTACAGCTTTCCCTGCACGCAATGCTTTACCGGCACCAGTCAACAGCTGTCCACCAGGAATCAATGAGGCACCAAGCATGGCTGTGCTACCCAATCCAGATAGCAGTTTGCCGCCTGCCTGTCGAAACTGTCCCTTAAACAACGAACCCAAAGATCCTCCAAAACTACGCACGGCATCCCATCCCATACGTGCTTGACCTACACCGGGAATGAAGTACGTTCCAATGTCTGCTGCTGTACCGATTGGCCCCAGTCCATATTTGGTCATTGCCCGCTTCTCAACGATAGTATTCAGTCCGGAGTATTTGGATGCTTTGTTCATGATGTCTTCTTCCACGCCTTCCCAAGTTGGTTCCCTCGTAGGTCCGATTCGTCCACTTCCCGCCATCCCTGCAGCTGTGCCAAGTGCTGATCCTATTAAAGCACCTACGATAAGTGGTTTTACCACAGCAACAGGTGTATTGTTACCTGCATTCATTCGAATAGAGCGATGGATGGCAGCCCAACCCATACCGGCCGCAGCACCCAATGCTCCAACCTGCAACCCTGTAGTTAATGGATTAGTATTGGTCAATGGGTTGGGTGGTAGCGGTACCGGAGCATACTGTCCCTGCTTATGCATGCGAAGTATCCTTTACTTTCTTGGTCTTCAGTTGTCCCAATTCTATCTGTGCGCACACGGCACAAATCTTGAATCCCGGTACGGGCAACAGTTCAATTTCACGACTGCAGTATTGGCACTTGGTCTTACTCTTTGTCTCGTGAACTATTTTGGATTCTGCTTTCTTTTGCTCACCGACAACCTGCATAGCTTCAGATATACCGCTGAAAGAACTTGTGTATGGAATGTTGGCTGCCTTGAGCATGGCCTCTGTCATAGGCTCAGACTTGCATCGAGTATAGCTCATAAACAGATGATCTGCTAATTGAAAGCTTTTGATAAGCTCCGTCAGATCCATTATCTTTGCTCCATGGATGTCCTGGAACAAATCAGTTTCAGGCCCAGATATCATGTGGATCACATGTCCTAGCGGATTCTGTCCAAGAACCATTATCATGGTAAGCTCCTTATTTTACAGGCATAGCCGACACACGATCGTATCCGGATGAAACGTCAGGCAATCCCAAAGGTGTAGCCCCGGGCGCCTGCGATGTATTATCCATTCCAAACATCTTACGCAACCAAACCATCAGCCTTGAGCGAACCTCAGGTGGAAGCGCAGCCGTTTTAGTAATGAAACCTTGTTCGTAAGGTGTTACACTTCCCTGCTTAGGTGTAATCAACAAACTTTGCAGATCACCCAACGGCGGCTTCTTTCCCGGTGGTAACTGTACGGTGGGAGTCGGTGGCGTACCTACAATATGCTTGAAAGTATCCACAACATGATTCACCGGATACGTTGTCGGAATAGGTTTGAATTCCTTCCTTGGAGTCTTGGCAGCATAAGCCCGACGCAATGCAGCAATACGCTCTTTTTCTAAACTCTCTGAAGGAAGCACTGCAGGTACCGCTTTAGTTAATTCCTGAGAACCGATATTTCCCTGAGGATGAAGCTTTTCGTTGGCCTCTCGAATAGCCCGAGCTATCATTGCAACTCTAGATTTTGCTGATGATTCAATGGCCTTAGCTTGTCTTGCAGCGTCTTGAACAGCCTTAGCTTTCATTACATTGTCATAGACAGACTTTGCTTTTGCCGCTGCCCGATTCGCCGAAAATTGGTCTAACAGCTTTACCAAGGCAGAATCTGCATCTAAACGAAAACTTGCTATTTTGTTCACGTCAGCCCTCTCACTTTTTCGAATATGAAGTGGAATGCTTCCTTGGCATACGGCACCCCATATTTTACGTCCATGGCTATCTTCGACAAATCCTTACGGGTATAATCGCATATCTGATCACTAATCAATATGCCAATCAGGAATGGGCTAGGCACCTTGTCAAGCTGCTTGTCTATGGCTGATGCCATCTTGGCACCGGCTTGCTGCATCATGGCCTGCTGTCCTTGGGAAGCAAACTGCTGACGCATGTTGTTCATCTCCTGCAACACGATAGCATGCAGCGTTGGGTTTGTATGCTTGATCTGTACCAACTGGCCACGACGGGCTGTAGGCGGAGTCTGCAGCAATAGCTGCTGTGCCAATGCCTTGCCCTGCTCGTATACGTCGCCAGGAGTTGCACCAGGCTGCGTAGTAGCACCACCACCACCGCTTTGGTCTGGCTGTCCACCGCCACCACCGCCTGGAGGCGCTCCCTGCGATGCCTGTTGACGCTCCATAGCTTCCTGCTGGAGCTTCATGATCTCTTCCTGCTCTTCGACCACACGCCGCTGCTCTTCCAGATAGTCGATACCCAACGGACGGTAAGCCGTGGCCTTGGAGATATCCATTCCTGCTGCTGCCTGCAAAGCCAATGCCTTACGTTCAATGTCATCTGCCAGCGTTACGCTGCGCAGTTCCCCGGTGACCGGACCCCACATGAAGTGTCTGGACAAACGCTCAAGCAGCCACCGTACGAAGTCGTTCATGCCATCCACCAGTGCGCCCCAGCTCTTTTCAAACAGTCGAAGCGCAACTGGAAATGCCTGTATGGACAAGCTGCCCCGGTACAGTTCAGCCGGGAAACCCATGGCATTAAGAAGCTCGTCAATAGCCTGGGCAATGCTATCCTTGGGCGCCAACTCCTTGGCTTCGCCGCCCAACATCTGGTAGCCAATAGGAAACGGCGCAATCTGAATATCCGTAATGTTGCGCCGCTTGTTCTCGATCATCTGAGTCATGTGGCCAATGAAGTTGCCCATGCTCATAAGTGATAGCGGATCGCTTCCCTGCTTGTCCTTGTTCAGATCAGGGTAGATCACACGGAACGGCATGATGAAGTCCAATGCAATAGCTTCATCGTACCGGCGCAACAATTGAATGTAGTAGGCCAAGCGGAAGTTGGGCATCATAGGCGGAATAGCCCATCCACGAGGGCCTGTAGGCGCCATACCAGACAGGGTAGCATCACGGAAGTGGAATATGGCATCGTCTCGGAACTTGAACAG